GAGGTCGCGCAAACGCTCAAGCTCGTGGCGCGCTTTCGACATGGCGGCGGAGTCGTTTTCGTCGGCGCCGCCGAACACGGCGTTCAACGTGTCGACGATGATCAGTTTTGCCCCGCGACGGCGCGCCTCAGCAGCGAGCGCTTCCACGGTCACGCCGTCGGGCCGTTGCAGATTGAGCGAGCCGCGCACGAGAGCGAAGTCTTCTGGCGTGCGGTCGAGTCGATGGTGCTTGCACCAGGCCGCGCGGCGGCGCTTCAACCCGACATAGCCCTCGGGCGCGAAGTAGACGACGGGGCCTTGAGCGACCTCGCGACCGAACCACGGGCGACCGATGGCGATATGCAATGCGAGGTCGATCATGACGAACGACTTGCCCTCTCCCCACTTCCCGTAGACCGAAGCGAGCGCCCGTTGATGAAGGAAGCCGTCGACCAGGGGCTCTAGATCGTCACCGCCGTCGTCGGCGTCGCCCCAGAAGAATTCGAGGTCAGCTCGCCGCTGTCGCTTCGGCTCATCATCCTCGAGGTCGTTAAAGCCGGGATCGGCGTGCTTCTCGGCGTAGGCCCACGCCCTCTCGACGGCACGGCGCTGGAGGGCTTCGCTCCCGTGCTTGTAAACATGGGCCGCGGCGCGGTCGTTCTGCGGCCACGCTTCATCGAAAGCGTTGAAGTCTCCGCCTCGACGACGGACGTTGAAGGCGATGGCCACGAGCACGTCCGAGTCGTCGCCATCGGCGCGGGCTGAGTCCTTCCCCTTCGGCGGACGCCGCGGAAGGTCGAGGGTGTCGATAGGCTCACCCTCGACGAAGATCACCTTGGGCCGACGGTCGCCGACGCCTCCGAAATAGAAGCTCTGAGAGAGGGCGAAGGACTCCGACCGGAGCACCCCGCCCAAGACGCCATTGAGACCCTCGGCGAGGGCCTTTCGCTCTTCCGGGGCGTGATCCTTGGACAGGGGGCAGAGGACACGCCAGCGAGGCGCGTCGGGCCGGTGCGAGGGGGACTCGTAGAGCATCGCCCCGACGCCCGCGCGGTCCAGGAGCTCCGCCGCCTCGCCCATAGGCATGGCCTCGCCGTCATAGTCGCCCTCGAGGCCGGAGACAGAGAGCACGTTGGCGTCGTGACGGAGGCAGCCTTTCGGCGTCGGCGTGTCGCCGAAGGTCGCGAGCTTCAACCAGGGGAGCTTGCTCTTCTCCGTCGCGCGGGTGTTCTCGACTCGAGGCGCGAGCTTTCGGAGCGTGACCGTTTCTTGGGTCTTGGTCCTGGCGCGGCCGTCGGCGAAGAACGTCACGGGCAAGGGACGGTCGAGGGCGCTCATCCGAGCACCCGCGCGACGCTCTCGGCGCCCATGGTGTCGGCGACGTCTCGCCGCGTCGGATCGTCGCCGACGTCATAGACCCACGTGGAGGTCCAGCCCGCTTCCGTCTCGAACGCGAGGAACCCCATCGGCAGGTCGCGGCCGAACCGGCGCCGGAGCTGGGCACGGTAGGCGAGAGCTGCCTTCTCAGCGGCTCGGCGCTCACCCTTCGGCATGCCGGTTCGGCGCAATGTGTCGCGGATAGCCCTGCGGACGGCGAGGGCGTCGTGCGTCACGTGCATGGTGCTGCGAATCGCAGCGCCTAGGTCTTGATCGGAGCCCGTCCTAAAAAGATGATCGTCCACGAAGCTGTTCCTCTCCTGGTGCGGTTTCAATGTCGTTTCCCTCGTCCGGTTGCGACGTCCCCTGACGGAAAGGCCCCGCTGACGGCACGGCGGGGCCTTTTGCTTTTCAGTTCAGCAATAGCTTTCGCTCCCGAGCCCACTGGCGCACGGCCTCGGGCTCGAGAAGGCGCTTGCCGCTCGGCGTGTAGGAGCACGGCAGCTCGCGCCGCCGCGCCGCGTGAATGATCGTCTCGACGGAGCACCGCGCGATGTCCGCGGCCTGGTGGGGGCTGCAACGGTCCTCCACCAGGCCGCGCTCCGCGCGCTGGCGCGCCTCTGCCAGCGCTCGGAAACCGCCATCGTCGGGCCGACGCATTAGTTGCTCAGCCGAACGGTGATCAGCCCGACGCCCGAGCCTGCGGCCTCGACGGCGTGCCCGATCAGGGCGTCCATTTCGGACTCCACGGTGGTCACTTGGCTCGCGGTCGAGTCCCAGCCCACGAGCTGACCGGCGGTGATGACGTCGGCCGACGCCTTGGGCAACGAGAAGCAGCCCTCGAGGGCGAGGTCGCAGGGCTCGCCCATTTCGGCGTCGCGAGCGACGATTCCGACCAAGTCACCCAGGAGAACGAGCCATCCCGACTCGACTGCGTAGGGCGCGGGGACAGTGACCGTCCGGCCCGGCTGGACATAGTTTTTCATTGTACTGACCTTTCGTGTTCGGGCTATGTGCCCTTGGAAGTTTTGAAGCGGATGACGTTGGTCGTGCGCCCGGCGCGCCTGTCCGCGATCAGGCTCTCGACATGCGCCAGGGCGCCCGCCAGCTCGCGGTCAGAGCGGTAGGTGATCTCCTCCCCGTTCTGATCGCGAACCGTGCGGATGCCCTGCAAACGCGCCCTGAGGAGCGCGCTGCGCATGTTGAGAAGCTCGCCGAGAGCGAGGTCGCCGAGCGCCATGACCTACGACTCCGAGCCCGCGTTGCGGTACCAGCCGCGCCAATCACGGGGGCCAACGCCGACGTCGAGAGTCACCCGCCATTCACGGCCGAGAATCTCCCAGCCGTCGCGCGCCGACACTTGCGGTCCCTCGTAACCGGCGAGACCGCCGAGCACGAGCGCGGGGTGACGGGAGTCCGCCACGTACCAGGCGATGGGGCTGATCGCCTCGAGTCGCGGCTCGCAGACGACAGTGAGCCGGATCGGCTGCGTCTCGCCCGTGGTGGTCGGCGTGATCGCGGCGACGAACTGTTCCGCAGTCGTGAGCTGCGACGGCGGAACGATGATCGTGTCGGGTTTGACGTTTATCAGCGTTTCGCCGTCGACTCCGGTTTGCAGCAGCATCGCCGTCCGCGCCGCGCTCACTGCGTCGAGGTCGATGATGGAGCCGATGGAGTCCACGTTCCCATGAGCGGCGTTGAACAGCCGCACGCCGTCGCCCATCGTCGGACCGGCGCCCGCCGCCTGCACCAACGCCTGCACCACGAGGTCGGCCGTGGTCGCCGCCGCCGCTTGGCCAGCGTCACGCGCGAAGTCTCCGAGCTGATTGAACGCATCGTTCACGATCAGCTTACGAGACGCGCTGAAAAGCGCGCCGTAGGTGTCGACCGCCCACGACTCGCGGGCCTCGCCGCGCGTGACGTTTTTGATCTCGCCGGACTCAGTGACCTTCTTCAGCTTCGGCAGCTCGCCGAGCTGGTGGACGTACTGCGGCCGGAAGTCGTTCGCCGTCGCCCGGTGACACAGGGCCACGAGCGGCGAGGACGCCATCTCATAGGCCGCGCGAACGGCCGTCGAGAGACCGATATCGAGCATCAAGGGGAAGTCGGAAGTGGTGTGTTGGCCGACCCCGCCCGAGCGGGTGAAGGCCGCCGTGAGCAGAGCGTCGCGGCTCATGCCGCGGGTGCGAAGGCCGATGGACTCCAGGTGATCGCGGGCGTGGTCCTCGAGGGACAGTCCGACGAACGGCCGCGCGGCGTCGTCCTTCACCGGTATGCCGAGATAGCGGGCCGCAAAGCCTGCGGCGCGACGGTGAAGATTCTCCTCCGGAGACGGCCCGGGATTGATGACGCGGACGCGGGGAGCCGCCTGCGAACGGGCCTCCAGCGCGCCGACGATCGCCGTGCTGACTTCCGAAGCATCGGCGCGCGTCAGGATGAGAGCTTCGGCGAACGCCGCGTCGAGGCCCGCGGCCTTGACTTGGCTTCGGACCGTGTCCGCGGGCAGAGCTTCGCGCGTCTGCACACCTTCGTTGCTCGGGGTGGTCGCCGGGGTCTCCGGCGTTTCGATGTCGTCAGGCATATGCTGACTCCTTGTCACTGCGCCGGGGTCGGCGGGGATGGGCACGAACGAAACTTCACGAGGAACCCAGGCGAGCGCCGTTCGCACTCGTTCGCCTTGGGCATTGGTGGAGTCAGCCCACTTGTCGACCGTGTAGCCGACGCTCAGTGAGCGGAGGATGCCGTCGCGGATGTCCTGGACGAGTCCGGCTACGTCGTCGCGTGATGAGAACTTGATACGGACTCGAATCTCGCCGTTCGCGATCCATGCCCTTTCGACGACGCCGAGAGTGGTCCGGACGCTGGGAACGTGGTCGGTCAGGACGGGCCGTCCGGCGAGGTCGCGGATGTCCGCGTTTTCGACGGGAAGGCGTTCGATCCAGCCGGGGCGACGGACCTCGGCGCCCGCGGCAATCACGCCCTCCACGGTGTTGTCTTTGAACGTGGTCGGCGCGAACGTGACGGCGCGCCGCGTGAGTTCAAGCGTCGGCATCGGTGGAGTCCTTTTCGGAAGGCTCGGGGTCGGCCGCGAAGGCGTCTTCGCGGATGTCTTGGTCGACGCGCTCCACCAACTCGCCACGCTCGGCGATGGCCTCCCGGCGAGACATCAGCTTCATGTCCAGGAGAAGCTTCGTCGCCTGAGCGGCCTTCACGGAGTCGGCCTCGGGCGCGGGGCAGAACCGCCAGGCGCAACGCATGTCAGCGTCGGTCAGCGACCGGCCGGTGCGGAGAGACTCCGTCAGCGCCCACCGGCGCCAAATCGGCCCGAGGAGCATGGGCACGAGAAGGTTGTGCTGGTGCGCCTCGAGGGTCGCCTTGAAGGTGACGAGCGCGGCCCGCAAGCTGCTGTAGTTGGCCCTGCTGACGTTGTGACTGCACATATGGGCGGGCACGCCGAGACCCGCGCTCACTTCCTCGATAACCGACGTGCGGAACTCGACGGACTGTTGTGCTGCCTGTGGGTTGTTGAAGCTGACGCGCTGACCAGGCCCCAAGCGCCGGATCGTCCCCGGCTCCAGGCTGACCTCCAGCTCGCCGGGGCTGTCAGTCGGCTGACCATCGAACGGCAGTCCCGACGTACCCAGGGTGTCTTCAATGAAGCCCGCGTGAAGCGCAGCGACCTGAAAACCCTTAAGCAGAGCGTCGGACAAGAGCCCGAGGTCGGCTAGCTTGAGCATGATCGGATGCAACCAGCTCACGCCGCGGATCTGTCCGACGCCGACCGGGCGCATGAGATGCAGGACGTCGGCGGCGGAGACGCGCACCGGAGGGGCGTAGGTCTCGAAAACCTGCGTCGGGGCGGCGGGCCTTATCCAGTAGGCGACCCGGTTGCCCTGAGGATCGAACTCGATACCCGCCGCGATGTAGGCGCCGCCGCCAAGCTCGCGCGTCAACGACTCGTCCACTTGTTCGGCGGGGACCAGGCGAAGGCGCAAGCCGTCTTCACGCTGGACGAAGAGCACGAAGCATTCGCCCGCGACGATGGTCTCCAGGAACGCAAGCGCGATCAGCCCGCCGAAGTCGAGGCGTCCGTCGGCGTCGCACTCTCCCCACCACTCTTCCGTGAAGGCGGCGACAAGAGAGGCGTCAGGATGCGCAGGCGTTGGCCCAAAGCCGACCCCATAGGTCACGAGCGCGTTGACGCCAGCCGCCGCGTGACCGTCATTCAGGAAGTAGTATCGGCCGCGCTGCCGGATCGTCGGGGCGGCGGCGAGCGTCTCGGTCGACGTCCGGGTGAACCGCGCTTCCTTGGGCAGGCGCTTCCATGACGCGGCATCCAGGCCGCGCTTGTGGAGCTGCTGCGGACGCAACATGCGGCCGAACGCTTCAAACGTAGCCGCCGTCGTTTCGCTCAGTGCTCGAAAGAAATTTCCGCTTCGCTGCGGTCGGCTCACGTCGCCTCTAGCAACGGGAGGTACGGCCGCAGCGGCGCGAGGTTGTAGGTGCGCCGCGCGATTTGCGTGCAGTCGCTCGGAATGCCCAAGGGGAGCGTTTCCAGCTCAGCCGACGTCCGCACATGCCACACCGTCGAGAACTGTCCGTCGAGGTCGCGCACCGCAGTTTCGATCAGCAGGGGATCCCCACCCGCGGCGAGGTCGGCGAGCACGTCCAGGATACGCGGCTGGTCGCCATGCGTCAGCGTCGCGCCGAGCAGCGCGAGCGTGAACGGTCCCGTCCCTGCGGACTCACGAAGCGCCGTGAGGATGGCCAGGACGGCGCCGTGGTGAGCTTCGGTCAGGGGCATCATTCGCCTTCTCGCGTGAAGCGCTGCAGAACCACGCTGAGGTCGAGGCTCAGCGTCGCCACGACCTGACAGCCCTTGCGGACTGGCCGAGGCGCTTTGTCCGCGCTCACATAGTCGACCATTTTCCACGATTTGTTCGTGGATGGATTGAAAATTTGGCGGATCATGAGCGCCGGAAGACCGCCCCCTATGGGGTAGCGCTTCCGGTCTTCCAGCCACTGCATGATGAACGCGATGGGCGCGTTGCCGTCCTCGTCTTCCCTGCGCAGCTCCGGCCACACCTCCTCGCGGAGGAAATCGACGTCCCCCACGTCAATGTCGCGAAGCGCAGCAACGCTGGCGATAGCGCATGCGTCCAAGGGACTGAACACCATCGCTGCCCCGCGCCCGCGCGTTTCCTTGCTCGATGGGATCGCGCGGCGGTCGCGGAGGCCCTTGAGCTTGGCCTGCATATGCTGCTCGCCCGTCGGGTCTAGGTGATCGGCGATCTCGGCGAGTGTGTACATTGCGAGCCCTTCCGTGCGTTTGCCTATGGACTCATGACACGCGACGCGTCAAAACGCAAATGCTCGTGTGCAGCGTGATGCGCTCACGGGCTGTCGGACCGTCGCGAGCTTACTTCGCGGCTCTTCCCTTCCCGGGGGCGACGAGTCCGGCGTCCTCCTGGACGTTGACCAGGCCCGGCGGGGTGTCCGGTCCCGCCGGGCCACCTTTCGGAGCTTCGCGAGTGGCCTACCCGTCCTCAGCTCAGGTTCGCCGGGCCATAAAGGCCGCCGAAGCTGCGGGACTCTGCGTCTCGGGCTTCCGCGTGGAGCCTGACGGGGCCATTCATATTCTCAGCGGGAGCGGGGCCACGAGCGCCGCCGCGGGGGCTTACGAGGAATGGCGCGCCAGCCGACAGCGCTAAAGGGCCTGCACTTCGTCCACTACCGAGGGGCGGACGGGCGGCGACGTTGGCGGGTGTACGCGTGGCGTGGTCGCGGCGCCCCGCTCATCATGAGCAGCACCGGCGAGGTGCGGCCTGCTCTCACGCCCGAAGCCGTCCGGCTCTACACCGAAGCGACCCTAGACCGCTCCAAGCCCCGTCCAGACGTGTTCAGCTCGCTCATGGCGGCCTACCTCGGGTCTCCCGAGTATCAGCGCCTCGCGGCCTCGACGAAGCGCCAGTGGCGCCTATGGGCCGACCGGGCGCGTGAGGAGTTCGGGGGCGCCAAGCTTCACGCTTTCTCCGATCCCAGGATGCGCGGCGACATCATGGCGTGGCGCGACCGATGGGCCGCCTCGCCTCGCTCTGCCGACTACGCGATGCAGGTGCTCTCGCGCGTCTTGAGCTGGGGACTTGAGCGAGGCTGGATCACGACAAACCCCGCGGCCGGGGTGTCGACGCTCTACAGGGCCGACCGCTCGGAAGTCGTGTGGACCGACGAAGAGATTGAGGCGGTCGCCGCCGAGATGCTGCCCCACGCCGCACGGGCGTTCCGGCTCGCGGCGCTGACGGGCATCCCTCGAGGCGACCTCGTGGCCCTGCAATGGGCCGACGTCGGCGAAACCTTCATCGGCGGGCGCCGGGGCAAGACGAAGGTTGAACGGGTCATCCCCATTTTCGACGAGACGCGGGCGCTCCTGAGCGAGTTCCCCAGGAAGGGGGCGACAGTCGTCACGAACGCCCACGGCAAGCCCTACACCCCGCGGGGCTTCGCCAACGCCGTAGAGACGGCACGGGAGGCCGCAGGCGTGGCTACCGGGAAGACCCTTCACGATCTCAGGGGGACGGCCGCGACGAAGCTCATGCGCGCGGGTTTCGATGACCGCGAGATAGACGAAATCATGGCTTGGGAGCCCGGGAAGAGCGCCCGAATCCGGCGGCGCTACATCTCCCGAAAGGCCATCGTCGAGGCAGCCGTGGAGCGGATGCGGAAGGGCTAGAGCCGTCTGGCACGTGCGGCGAGTTCCCTAGGGGGCTCACACCCCTTGAGAACCCGATCGAGCGCGCAAATCAACGCTTCGACCCTCAAGAACTCGTCTTCCCTCTTGGGTTCCATCCCGTTGTCGCACAGGGCCTTAAGGGCGTAGCGGAGACGGTCGGCGTACTTGTTGCGCAACGTCCCGGCCATGTCTTCCACGGTTCGATCAACAAGCAGAGCGTCATCCATTGGCGTTGCCTCCTAACCAAATGGACGCGCTGATTCGGGACGTGGCGGGAGCCTGAGCTGTAAAAATCCTGTAAAAAGCCGGGTGGAAAACCGGCTAAGTGATTGGAGCGGGTAGCGGGAATCGAACCCGCGTCCTCAGCTTGGAAGGCTGCTGCACTACCATTGTGCTATACCCGCCCGAGGCCCGGCCTCAAACGCACGCCCTTCTAACATAGGTCGCCGGGGCGGGAAGCAAGCGGTGGGGGCACGGCGCGCCGCGGCGCGCTCGGTTGCGCGACCCTTGGCCCTGTGTATATTCCGCGCCTCGTTTCGAGGGCCCCTGCTCGCGTCCGCAGGCGTTCGCGAGACCCACCGGAGGGGTGGGAGAGTGGTTAAATCCACCAGACTGTAAATCTGGCGCCTCCGGGCTACGCTGGTTCGAATCCAGCCCCCTCCACCAGCCTCCGCGCGCGACGCGGCCGCAGCGCTCACAAGCGCGCGTGCGTGAACAGTCCCTTGTCCACTCCGATCCGCCACCCCGAGCCGCGCCAGCGGGCGCTGTTCCACGCGGTCTCGATGTCGGGGAAGCCGTTGACGCGGCGGCGGCCCGGACGCGCCTCGGCCTCGGCGACGATCACGCCCAGATAGAAGTCGCGGCGCACCACGATCGACTGGTTGGTCCAGGGCATGGCGTCGGCCGACACCGACAGCCAGCCTTCCTCGGTGCGCGCGATCCGCTCGGGGAAGCGCTGCTCCGGCGCCGGCTCGACATGAACCGCGAGTCCCGCGAGCCGCCGCGCTTCGGCCGGCATGAGCGCTCGCCGCAGTCCGGGCAACAGTCCCCGGCCATGGAGGAGACGGTAGGCGGCGAGCGCCGGGAAAGGCTCGCCCGGCGCGGCGATGCTTCGCATGCGGAAGGCCGCGACCTCGTCGCGCGCGACGGCGCGGCAGGCGAACGCAAGCTGGCGGGCGGCCTCGGCGCGAGGCTCGACCAGGGGACAGTCGTTCTCGAGCAGCAGCAGCACTTCGCTCGTCATGGCGGCGGCGAGCGCCTTGAAACCCCCGAGAGCGCCGAGGTTGGCGGCCGAGCCCTCGTAGGGCAGCTCGTACTCGTTGGCGAGCGCCGCGCCCTCCGCCGTCATCGCCGGCAGG